GACGAATAAGGAAATCCAGAAAGACATCCGGGCGACGAATAAGGAAATCCCGAAAGACATCCGGGCGACGAATTAGGAAACAAAAACAAACTAGTAAATCAAAACGAAAATATAGAGCAGGCCGGGAAATCCCTAAAGAAAGGATTCATGAAGAAATTCGGAAGCGCTTATTAGGGAACTGGGTCAGAAACTGGAGAAATCGACACACCCCGCCGCAAAACTTCGCCGCTATGGGTTTACCACAACTTGCAGGATTACCACAATTACCCCCTCGACCTCGTGAAGAACACCATTTAACCAAGACGCTAAACCAAATCAAAAAAGCTTTATATCAAGAAGAAAAAAACAACTATATAGAAGCATTATTAGCGTATTTTAATATATCCCCTGAACACATGGGTTTTCAAGCCCGTCGAGAAGACAGTTTACAAGATAAATTTAATAGAATGGCCCATTTATACGGATTACCACTTGCAGATTTATTAGATCAATTGGATGAGTTAGACCTAAGAGATGCTTTGACTGGTTTTATAGAAATTTCGGGTAGAAAAAACCTTCAAATTTTGGAGGAGTTTTTATCAACAGCCAAGAATAGATTTAGAAACCAATTACGAAGAGAGGATAGTGACAAGTTGGATAAGTTAATTGAAAGAATTAAACAAATTAAATGGAAACCAACGAAATCAGCGGGAAGTATTCGCCCAACTTTTAAAGCGGGCGAGGGAGGCATATAATTTCCCATTTCTACATTTATTTGACTATTTTACTAATGAAAAAATTATATAAGCATAACGCGATTACAAACCATATTATAAATCCTAAAGGAACCGCAACATAGGCTTTCATTTTCCATAAACTAAGAGCTATATATGTAAATAATAAAGCTGAAATTGTTGAAATACTTGTAACTACGGTATCTCGAGATAATCTCACGGTACTATGTTCTTTTGTAAATAGAATAGGGAATAGTTCCAATAAAGGAACCGTTGAAATGATGGCAGCTATCGCTGTTTCCTTTTTATTTGAAAGGTATAAAATAACCGTTATTAAAATTCCTCCAATGAGTCCAACAATAATTGGATTTAAATTTACCATTACTTTAAAAAGATGATTTAAATTTAAAATTTAAAATATAATTTTAAATTTTTATTTACATGTACATAGAAAAATCTGCCTTAGATTCGGTTGTTTTTTTAAGCCCTAGATTGTCTAAAATTTTTTCAGTTAATTTAACCGGATAGGTAAGATTTACTTTTGATATATTCGAAAAACTTAATTTTTCAAAATTTGAATGATCTTGGGAATTTCCGAAATTTTCAACAATAAAATTTATTTTATTTACAATTTCTCGAACGACTTTTTCTAACGTTCTGATACCTTCTGACGAATCTCCAATAGTTTTAATAATATAATTTGCAATCTCGGGGGTAACAATAACGTCACTACCATCCTTTCCAATATTTTTCAAAAATTTAGGAAAAAGATAATTTACTATGATTTTTTCTTTTTCCTTTTGACCATATCCAGGAACATTAATACAAAAGAGTCGGTCCCGGATTGCAGAATCATCTGGAGGAGAATTCATCGAATAAATAAACCAAAGATTGGATAAATCAATTTTTACCCCCGTCAGATAATTATCCTTAAATTCATGATTTTGTTGAAAATCAGTTATCTGAAGTAAGGCAGCTTTTATATCTTTACTATCCATGATTTTTTCATACTCGTCAAAAAATAAAATTCCATTTTTGTTCCCCATCCTCTGTAAACATCTAACAATCTCCCCCGGACCTGAGCCAATATATGTGTAATCATGACCTTTTAAAAATTCTTGTCCTTGATTTCCCCCTGAGAAAGAAATCTGTTCAAAAGGCCATTCTAAAATTTCGGCTAAACACCTGGCAATTGTGGTTTTCCCAACTCCAGGAGGTCCGACAAGTCCAACTGAACATCCTTTCATATTTGGATTTCGTAATTTAGAGTTTAGGAAAATTAACAACTGTTCCTTTACAGAATTCATTCCGTATAATTCTTTATCTAATTTATTCCAAACATCATTCAAAAAAGATGAAAAATCCGGTTGTGAAGCCAATTGACTATAATCAATTACTTTATTAAACGGAATCTGGAGCGCATGGTTAACCCAGGTTGATAGTTTACTCCGTTCTTCATCACGAATATCTAAATTTTTTAGTTGAAGATATCGTGAGTAAATGGCTTTTTTATTTTCTTTAGTTGTATCCAAATCTAAAATTCGATATTTTAAGCCAATCTCAACACCCATTTCATTTTTTATTTCTTTGGCCTGAGATTTATATTCTAACAATTTTTCTTCAGGAATCGTTTTAATTGAATTTCTTTCGGCAATGTATTTTTTTTTATATTTTTCAATTCGATTTAAGATTTCATACATCCCATCGTCAATATGAGGATATGAAACATATTGTGAAAATAACTCAATTAAATGAACTTTATGTTTTTTCTTAATATCTAATTCTAAAATATCTTTTAGACTTGGAGTTCGACCACGGACCTCCTCAACTATTTCATTGACATTAACTTTTGGTTTATTTTCGATTACAAAACGCTCTAACCACGCATCTGAATCAATTGCTTTAAAAAATTGCCCGTGAAAATTTTGAACATCATTTACATAATTTTCCCTTAAATCTGTCTTTTTAACAACATTTTTTTTCAAAGAAGATTTTCCAATTTCCCCTTTCTTTAAACTTCCAAGAAATTTAAGAAATTCAACAGCATCCTCATCTGACATGTCAAGTTGTAAATCTTGGAAAATTTCTTCAGTTTCTTCAGTTTCTTCAGTTTCCTCAGTTTCTTCAGTTTCCTCCCCTGAATTTGTCAGAGTTTCCGAATTATTTTCATCAATTTTCACCTTCTTATGGATATTTTTTGTAAATTTAGAATTATTGCCAAATTTTTTTGTTTCATTACCTGTCTTGTCATTTGGAGATGAAAGATTAATAATTCCATCTTCTTTTTGGATACTGTTTTCATCGGCAACACCTTCGTCGACACCGTTCTCGTCCCCAACAGTTCCACTCTCATCTAAAATTCGTTTTTTAGCTAAACGAGTCAAAGGCATATTTTATATATATAAGTCTTTTTTTTATATAGAATATTTTTGGATCAGATTTAAAATTTTCTCATCCGAATATTGAATATTATCATAAAGTAATGCAATAGTGTTACAAATTTCATCCGTATCTGACTCCGAATTATCTGCAAAACGTTTTTTTTGGATAATATCATCACTTAGAAGATTAAATCTATCATTTTCGGTTGGAATAAATTCCTTATCCGAAACTACTTTTCTAATAATTTTGTTAAATTTGTATTTATTTCCAAGATCAATTAAATTTTGAAATATCTGAGTGCATTCATATTCAATAATTTGACTGAATCCATCCGAGCTCGCAGTTTCGTGAAAACAATTATCACGAAAAACTTGTTTATAAAGTTTACGATAATTACTTACAAGGAAGTTTATTAACTGAGTTCGCAATTCATCCGTAAAATCCTCTAAACGGGAATCCATTTTCCAATTTCTAATTCCTTCATCAGTAATATTATCTAAAATATAGAATGAAAAAGGATCGTCAATTTTTTTCCCCTTGTGATTAAAATAAATTATATTTTCATAACCATACTTATTAGTCATACAAATTTTGTAAAAATCTGAAATCGAAAAAAAACATATGGAATACGTTAAAAATCTTTTTGTCATATTTTCATTTGCTGAAATTGTATAATCACGTTCGAACCCATATTTATATTCTAAAGCATATTTGAGATTGTTAATATCATCAATCTCAATAATAGTTTTTTCACAATCCTTATAACATATCAGCCTTTGCTCTATCGCGCTTAAAAATTTTGTCTGGATTAAATTTTCAATTTTTTTATCTGTTAATCCTTTGGTTACCAAATTTTGTTTTACTTCCCCCAATAACTCCCCCAAATAAAAAACAATTTCCTCGTCTGCCATTATTTTCGTTAAAAAAGTTCTTTCAAATTTCATCTCAGTTAGTAACTTTGTATAATTTCGCGTCGTGGAAATACTTTCCATGCGGTGGTTGATAAAAGTTTTGACATACGGTATATTGTATTCCCATAAATCCTTATTTTTAAGAATAAATTTGTTTTCAATTGTTGACATAAATTCGAGTTTTTCTTCCAAAGAAATTTGTTTATTATAATCAAAATTCCGTAAAGGTTTAAAAGTTTGTTTTTTGGGTTTATCAATTTCCCCTTCGGACAAATTTTGATTCGGAATAATTGAATCTTCTAGATTTAATGTTCCGGATAATTTTTTTTCATGAAATTTAACCGAAGAACATTCATTTATTTTTTCAAAATTTGCATTTACAGTTTTTTCTTGGATTTCTATTACTTTTACACTATTTCCAGAAATATTTTCAAGAATTTTTTCACTAAAGACATCACCAAAATTTAATCCCAACTTTTGTTCAATTATTCTTTCATATATATCAATCTTTACTTGCATATACATAATTTGTTTCTTAAGAAGGGACATTTCACAATCATTTTCAGTCATATATATAAAAAATGTTATTTTTTATATATAAAATTGAAGAAAAAAAGATGTAATCTTTTTAAATATATAAAAATTGAGTTTAAAAATGGAGACCAATAATAACGAATTTAGATTAAACAAACAACAAATTGAAGCCGTTGAGTATATGACTCAAGGGAAAAATATTTTTTTAACTGGTGGAGCAGGGGTTGGAAAAACCGCGGTTTTAAAATTTTTTTTCAAAATGAACAAACATTTAAAAAAAATTGCAATTACTAGTACAACTGGAACTTCAGCGATTCTTTTAAATGGTTCGACTTTACATTCTTTTTTAGGGATCGGATTAGGAACGGCCAGCGTTGGTTCCATTTGTACAAAAATAACCAAAAAAAAGTATCTAAGAGAACGATGGAAAGAAATGGAGGTTTTAGTAATCGATGAAATTTCTATGCTAAGTGCCGAATTATTTGATAAATTAGAAGAAATTGCAAGAATTGTGCGTAAAAGTAAGCTTCCATTTGGAGGTATTCAACTTCTTTTGTCAGGGGATTTCACTCAACTAAGACCAATTGATTCAGACAATTTCTGCTTTGAAGCCGATTCATGGAATTTTGTAATACAAAAAATTGTGTATCTAACTGAAATCATTCGTCAGAACAATAAGTTATTTCAAGAATGTCTTAAAGAAATCCGACTTGCCCAGATTTCAGCAAAAACGCAACATGTAATTAATAAACGTGTTGGTGTTCAACTTGAAAATGAACATGGAATTATTCCAACAGAACTATATGCAAAAAATGATATTGTAAACAGTATAAATAAAACATCCCTTAAAAATTTAAGTAAGGAAGGGAATTTGATTTACGAATACGATCTTGAGTTTGAACTCTATAAAAATACTTCAAATGCATATTCAGATGTTGGTTCGTTACGTGAAAAATATTTGAAATCGGTTCCTGCAATGGAAAAATTAGAATTATGCAAAGGATGTCAAGTAATGTTATTATATAATTTGGATATTGAAAATAAATTAATTAATGGAAGTCGCGGAATTGTTAAAGACTTTGTCGATGATATTCCAATTGTTAAATTTCTAAACGGAATTGAGCGTCTTATTGATTGGAATATATGGGAAATCGAAGAGAGTGATACAAAAATTGCCAGTATTACCCAGATCCCCTTAAAACTTGGATATGCCTTTAGTATTCACAAGATTCAAGGATGTAGTTTAGATTTGGCAATTATGGATTTATCAGAAATTTTTGATTATGGAATGGCGTATGTTGCTCTCAGTCGTCTTCGGAATTTAGAGGGTCTAAGTATAATTTCCATTGATTGGAATAAAATAAAAATTCACCCAAAAGCAAAAATTTTTTATGAACAATTAAGTTAAATAAGAATTTAAGGATTGAATCAATTTAAGCTTTTTAATTATTATTCAATCTATCTAGAACACCTTGAATAATAGTGTCGATAAATTTTCGGATTTGAAATTTATTAACATACTCTTCATTAATCTGGTCAAGACTTTCTTTGAATTTTTCTTTATGAATAATAAAGAAAATTTCATCAATTAATTCATCGGGTAAAAAATCGAATAAAAAATTTCTACTCATATTATAATAATCAAATATTTAATGGTTTACGATTATTTAAAAAAATTTATTAAATAATACTTTGAAAAACAAGGAAATTTGTTACGCGCTAATTAAAGGATACTCTACCCAATATAAACCAAACAGGTAAAAATTTGATTATGGGAGTAGCAGTTTTTACTTTTCCTTTTAATAAGTATTTGGATTTGCCCTCTCGTAGTTTTAATATAACATTGAATTAGAATGGTCAATGGTTGAAAAATTGTTTGCATTTTTGGCTTCCGAAGAAAAAATAGGTGTTTGAAAAATTTTAGGTAAATAATTTAAAGTTTTATTTTTTGTATACAACTTATGTTAGATAATTTAGCCGATTTACCTACAGATGAAATCCAACCTGGAAAAGATGAATTAATTATTGTTGACAAACTTTTTAATTCACACGAGTCAACTTTTCATAAATTACTCCGAGAATTTAAAGAACCAATGATTTTAGCAATTCTTTTTATTATTTTATCACTTCCATTGATTAATAATTTTTTAGGAATTATAATCCCTTCCGCGCAAAATTCGTTAATTATACAAATTTGTATAAAAACATTGATTTTTATTGTCGCATATTACTTATTGAAAAATTTTTCATTTATTCAGCTAAAAAAAAATAATTAAAAAACTTTTTCTTCGTATGTAAAAAATGCACAGTTTGATTACATTAGCAGGAGCTCGTAAAAGCCGTCGTAAAAGCCGAAAACCCAAAAGACAGAAATATGGAGGTAACAAAGGAGATGAAAGAAAATCCAAGCCTGATTACATGGGTCGCAAATCTCGTAGAGGCAAATCTCGTAGAGGTAAATCTCGCAAGTCCAGCAAGTCCCGCAGAGGCAAGTCCAGCAAAAGCAAGTCCAGCAGAGGCAAGTCCAGCAAAGGCAAGTCCAGCAAAGGCAAGTCCCGCAGAGGCAAGTCCAGCAAAGGAAAGTCCAGCAAAGGCAAGTCCAACAGAGGCAAGTCCAGCAGAGGCAAGTCCAGCAAAGGAAAGTCCAGCAAAGGAAAGTCCCGTAAGTCCCGCAAATCTCGCAGAAGCAAGAAGGCTGTTCGTGCCAAATAAGCGGGTTGGTAAATTTTTAACTTAAAATTTTAGTTTTTTAATTTCTTAAATTTTAAGTTTTTTCATAAAATAGAATAACAAAATTATTACTTAAATCATAATTATGTATTTTCTTATCATTACATCTCCAAGAATAATCATCGTACCTTGTTGAATATAGATTCTTATTAGAAAGAGTTCCTTTATATGGTCCTTTTGATATATCAATGGGAATTAATGAAGATCCGCCCAATTTAATTCGTTCGTTGTCATAAATAAACCAATTTTTATTAAGATTTATATAACTAACCACATGTCCGTTATTTATTACAAAAAATATATAAGGATTGTAAATATTATCTCCAATAACAATTTCTGACGAGGGATAAAATAGAAAATCTCCATGGTTTACATAAAAACCTAAATATTCGGGGGGATCTTGGGATTTTAGATAATCCGAAATACTTATTTTTATTTTTTCAAATCCAGTTTCTTTGAAATTAGTGCCAGATTCCTTATAAACTTTTCTAACCACTTTATTACCCTCCGCAGTTATATCACTAAATTTTAATAAATTACAAAGTGTTAAAGTTTTAGTTTTGAAACTTTTGGAAACATTGACCATGAACATTTGTGTTTTTATATCGATCATTGTCAGTAAGTGATAAAGGAAAATATCCGTATGTATTCGTTTAATTCCTTTATTAATACCTAAAGCAAGTAATATGGATGTCCGGAAATCATATAAACTAGTATTTGGAAGTAAATGACTATATAAACACACAAATTCTGTACTTTTGTTGGGAAGAAATTTTTTTAATTTCTTCAAAATCTTTTTATTTCCCAATAACAATGATGTAATTACTGTATCCAACCAACAGGTTTCTTTATTTTGAGGCAACAAAGATATTCTATAAGAGTTCATAATATGTTGAATTTTTAAAGGAGTACTACATGTTCCAGGTGACAATAAATCCAAGTTTTTTTTATTTAGAGTTTTTAACAATTGTAAAGACAAACTATTTACTGTCATTTGTTATAAAAATTTAATATTTTGTAACAAAAAAATTTAATTTTTCCGATGGGATTCAATGATTGCATCACCAAGCATAGTTTCTAAATCCGTAATTTGACGGGAATTGGGTTTTTCTGGCCAGGAATAACCAAATTTTAATTTAAAATCTTTCAGAATCTCATCCCGTTCTTGCAAAATATAAAAACTGAAATTTCTTATAAAATTTTTAAAATCGCCCAACTTTATCGATTTCATCAACTTGTCCATTAATATTTCCCTTGAAATATCTGGGTTTGCCAATCTTAACGATATCCAATAAGTAGACCATGCCTGGCAAAAACCCCCGGGATCTGTTTTTAATTTTTTACCATAAACTTCATCGAAAAACTGTGGACCCAAAACTGGACAGAAATCAATTTGAGATATATACTTAATTCCAAATTTAGCGAAAAGATTCTTAAAAGCTTGGTTGATTTCTTTACCAGTTAATTCACCTTTTCCATGGGGTTCGAATCTTTCAATTTCATTTACATTTTTATCATATAATAAAAAATTTGCATGAAATCCCTGTTTTGTCTTTATTATTATTCCAAGTATACTAAATCGTTTATTACTTAATTTACATTTCTTAATTCCTTCCTCTAATCCCATCGGAGGATAAAGAGTTTTTGTATTTTCGTCCCAAGATAAAGCAAGATCATCTGTTTCAAACCCCCCAGTAACCATTAATGAACCAATTAAATAACACGGTTTGTAGGTTTTTATAAAATATATAATTTCACAAATCTGATTTAAAATTGAACCTTCGTACGATGTTGATTCAACTTTTGGTTTTTTTAAAAAGGTGATTAAAGGACTAACAAAATTATTATCTATTTGTTTTTTAATTTGATTTGATTTGGCCTTTTTAATAATAGGTGAAGAACTTGATGAACTTGAAATTGATTTTGTTCGTCGTGATATCCTCTTCGAACGCCTTGGAGTACGTCTTGGAGGCCGTCTTTGGGTACTCTTTGAACGTCTTGGAGGTCGTCTTTGGGTCCTCTTCGAACGCCTTGGAGGTCGTCTTTGGGTCCTCTTCGAACGCCTTGGAGGTCGTCTTTGGGAACGTATTCTTGATTTGCGAATTCTTGCCATTTTA